TTGTGCTAGGTTCTTCGTCTTTTTCACATCCTTCAATGTCATAACACAGTTCAAACCCGTCTTTGTATTTATTCCATAGCTTTAAAGCTTGTGACTTTGTTAATTCTCTTATTGTCGTTATCATTTGATTTTCGCTCCTTTCCTTTAAAATTTAGAAACCCCCCAAACGCTCCTTGATGAGAGAGGCGGTTCAATGGGGGGCTTCATGCGTCCAAATAAAAAAAACCGCCTTTTCTCTCATCAACAATAGTATATCACATAAAATAGGTTTTGTCAATGGGTTTTACTATTAATAATTCTAATAGTTGCATTATAAGATTTACTTATACTCTCATTATAAGATTTACTTATACTCTCATTATAAGATCATCTAATACCTTATTATTGTAACCCCTTGATATTTCAAGCCTCATAAGTTCTTAAAAATCTAAATTCTTTATTTTTTATTCCAGGGGGATGTGGTAGTTCCGGCGGGGACTGCCGGTTCAAGACAACTCCCTTAGCGCGTAGTAGCGCGGTATTCTTTAAATAAAATATTATTTCCCTTCTGTTAAAGTATTGCAAAGGGGAGTGGTTAGCGTTGTTCGACTGTTATACAATTGCGTATGATGACCTCTGTGCCTAGCGTGGTTAAGTTGTGTTGTTTCTTTTTGGTTTGACAAAGTCAAACAAATACTGTATAGTATTTTCAGGCTTAGAGAAATTATAAATTTTGTAGCCCCGTTAGTTTCCTCTAAGCTTCTGACGGGGTTTTCTTTTCAATTACTGGAACGAGGGAAGAAATAAAAAGTTTAGATATCCTTTCTTTAAAAAAACGGACTCCTTTTATAAAGTACAAAATCCTATATTCTTTTGGCCACTTTTAGATTATAGGTGAGAGGCAATTTAAAATAAGTAATAGCGCTTTAAGCGCCTTTTCCACACATATAAGTAAATCCTTTCTGTAAATAATAATTATCTTATAAACTAAATAGCCACTTTTAAACTAAGAGAGGCAGTTATTATTATTGTAATGCCTTGCAATTAACAAAGAAATCAGCTAAATTATATATAGTGAAAAAGAAACTAAAAAAACTAAAAAAAACTAAATCTAAACCATTGCCAAAGAAAAGACGGTTATTTGCGGAGTTTTACGACGGAGACGGTAAGAAAGCAGCAATAAAAGCCGGATATAAAAAAAAGAGTGCAGGGGTTATAGGTTGTCAGTTGTTAAAGGTCCCGGCAATAATTAAATTAATAAGATCCCGGCAAAACAAAATAAATAAATCAAAAAATAAAGCGCTCGATAAGAAAGGGAAAACAGTAGCAAAAGCAATAATGACACGTGAAGATAGGATGCAGTTCTTATCAGATATGGCGCAAGATGATAAATATGAACCGCGGGACCGGATAAAGTCAGTAGAGTTGTTAGGTCGTATGTGCGGAGATTTTCTTGGTAAAGAGGACACATCCTTGACACGAACAACAGTTTATAATATACTGGTTCAAGCAAGGGAACAGCGCGGCTTACCAAACAAAGGACAGAAAGTTATAGATATTGAGGGAGAGTAAACATGTGTTTCTTTAGAACATTTCATTTTAGTTTAAATAAAGATTCTTATTGGAATATAGATAGAAGCGGCTTAAGAAAAAAAAGCAGCTTTTTTGTTCTAATATTTAATCTTGGAAGGTTAGAGATAGAAATAAGTAATCTCGCATGGCCTACATTTTTTTTGTAAATGGTGGTATGGAGAATGATGAAAAAATTTGAATTGAACAAAGTGCAAAAAAGGATCCAAAAATCAATACTGGAGATGAAAAGTAAGCCTCTCCCATTTAGGGGCATAGAGTTGATTAAAGGGAGGGCTTACCAAGAGGAAGTTAAAGAGGGGATTAAATGAACGAGAAAAGAGAATTAAGCGAAGTTGAAAAATGGGTAAATCAATCACAATTACAAGAAAAAGAAAATGCCAAGCTGAAAGATGAACTTGTCATCAAGGATAAGGCTTTAGAATTGGCTTGCATTGATAAGGCTTTAGAATTGGCTTGCATTAAAATTAAAAGTGATAGACACCCTATAGTTCGTGGAATATCATTAGATATGGTTGATAAATCAGTAAAACACTACCTAAACCAAGCGAGGAAGAAATGAGTAAAGGTGGAAAGCTTCGCGGTTACTCTCAAAAGAAATTGTCTTCTCAAGAAGAGAACTTTTATTTATTAAGAAAGAGATCAGTTGCGTGTACAAATTGCAATAAGTCAACAAAAGATTATCGGACTCGTAAAGGTTGGGTAACAATCTCATCTGATGCAAATACTGGCGCACGGTTAATAAAGATTAATAAAACGATAACTCATGTTGAGAAGATAGGAAAGAATGAATTATATGTTCTAACAGAACGAATAGACTTTTGCAGTATAATCTGTTTAATTCGTTATCTAAAAAAGGTACAAAACAATGGCTAAAAAGAAAATAGAGAAGCTTGTTAAAGCGCGGACTATTCTATTTGAATTACTCCAAGAGATAGAATATCAAAACGATATTTCTAAAACCAAACACCTTGAACAAGCCCAAGAAGTTGAAAGAATTTATAAGCTCTATAATTCAGCTTTAGGTAGAAGTAGGGATGTTGAGGATGAAAATAGAAGATTAGAAAAAGAAAATAAGCAACTATGGCTTATAAAACTTGAAAATAAAAATCTTAAAAAAGAAAAAAAGGATTTAAAATCTAAATATGAAAAAGTGATAAAGGATTATTTAAAAAATAAAGGAGTTAATATATATGGCAAAAAAAACTGATTATTCAAAATGTAAAGATATGTGTTTCGTTGTGCGTACAGACTTATATAGCTACAACAAGAAAACAAAGAAAAAAGGGAAAAAGTTGCGGGAAACAAAACAATACGGTTTGGGATTTAATGGTATTCTTAAACTCCTACATTTTAGCCAAAGAGTTGGCATTTATGTTGAGGACGCAATAAAAACCGAGATTGAAAAAGAAAATAAAATTAAAACCAATAAAAATAGTCCTTGTAATTTAAAAAAAAGAGTCATATAATATAATTATGAAAATAAGTGATTTAAAACTTGGAATCAATATAATCGTTATACCCGGCAATAAAGTAAATATAAATATCTCAGAGATAGGGCAGGACTATGTGAACGGATATCTTAAGGGATATCCTTCTTCCTCCGAGATTCGAATTTCAAAAGATACAGTACAAAAATGGAATAAACCAAAGGAGACTATAAAATGAGGGAAATAACAAACATTAATCAAATACTACCAGCAAATCATAAAATCTTAATCAAAGTTGATTCAGATATTGAAAAGAAAGGTGGAGTATTTATTCCAAAAAGCGCAGACCAAAAAAGTGAAATATGGGCAGGGGAAGTTATAAGTATAAGTCCCGGTTGTGATTTAGTTGATGCTTGTGTTGAAAAGCTTAAACCTGGGGTCGTAGTGGTTACAGATTGCAATTATCTCACATGTCCGCAATTTAAGATAGGAAAGGATATATATTCCCTTATTGATGAAGGAGAGATTGTTTGTATTTTTAAATAATGAAATTACCTAAATCAATCATAATCGCTGGACGCGAATATACTGTAAAACAAAATCCTAAATCTGCTGGTGGGAACGGAAATATCCGCGATTGTATAATAACTATTGGCACTAAGTTACCGAAAGAAATTCCAATAGTATTTTTACATGAAGTTTGTGAGGTTATTATGGTTGAGCGTGGGGTAAGGTTTGATCATACAGATGATTTACCTTATGAATTATTATTTAATTTCAACCATAAAGAGTTTGAAAATATAATATGTGATCTATCATACGCTTTAAAAGGTGTAACCTTCCCAATGGGAAATCAAATAAAGGATAAAAAAAATGGCCAAAAGAAAAATAAGAAAGAAATCAGTAAGTAAAAAGAAAGTAGCTCCTAAGAAAATAAAGAGAGTTAAAAAAGTAAAGCCGATAGTTGATGAAGCTTCTTCGTTCAATGAAGATAAAACAAAGGATGAAGTTGTTAAGCCCGCCGCTAAGGCGTCTGAAATTAAAAAAGGGTGGAGTGTCAATGAAGCTGGAATACTTGTAAGAGATGGCGAGCTTGTTAAATGCCCGTTTGAAGGATTCAAAAACTGCAATAACAAATGCCCTCACTATGAAGATATTAAATTATCACCTCCGAAATTAAGAGTTGTAGGTGCTATGCTGACATGCGGCACAGGAAAAAGAATTAGTTTCGATAGGTAAAAACAAATCGTGTGATGTAGTAAGGTCCGGGTGAATTCCGACTGTTTGGTTACATAGGCTCACCCGGCCATCCGGAGGAAAAATGGCAAAGACAAAAATTATAGTAAACTATTCATGTAATCATGATGGGAATAAATTAGATCCTATCAGAGAAGTTTTTTATGATGTTATTGATGTTAAAGAAAAAGAATGTTTCTGTTTAATTAATCCAGAGACATCTAAACCTATTCGTACTCTTATGAATAAAAGATATGAAACAGAAGAGATAAAACCCGAATGAACAAACGAGTCTATATCCAGTTTAAAGATTTAGGAGTTCTGCCGGAGTTTTCTGCAACAGGTCAGGGACTAGGTGGAGCCGACTTAAATATTGAATTTAAGGATGTTGTTTTATCTCGTAAGCGAAAACGCAAAATAAAAAGAGTAAAAAAATGAAAATAACAGCTATGTACTTCCATGGGTCTCCCCGCGGAAATTTCTGCGGATACTGTGATGTTGTTTTTAATAGAATTTTAAAAATAAATAAAATTCGAATTGTTCGAAACCCAGATAATAAACTTATAGTGTGTATGCCTAATAGGAAAAATATAACTGGAGAATGGGAAGATGTAGTTCATCCTATAAATTCGGAACTCCGTAATACAATCACTGAGCTTATCATTGAGGTTTACTCGTGGAAAGTAAAGACTCAAAAATAGACGAGTACCTTCAAAACTTAGAAGATCCAAAATTCTATATTGAATCTAATCTATCTATTATCAATAAAGATTCCCAAGATGTTCCATTTATTTTCAATCCAATTCAAAACCGATTTATGGAAGAGCGTGCTGGTCCTACAATAATCGGTAAAGCTAAAATATTTCTTGATGCAATTCTTAAAGCCCGGAAAGAGGGTTTCTCTTCATTAATAGCAGCTATATGGCTACATGCTTGTGTTTTCCAAAAAAACACAAAAGCGGTTATAATGAGCGAAGAGGATGGGGCAACTAAAAGACTCTTAGAGCGTGTTGATTATTATATTAAAAGCTCTAAAATCAAAATAAAACTTGGCACTGATTCTAAAGAAGGGTATAGTTTTCCGGAAACTAATTCTACTATGTGGATAGGAACAGCAGGACAGAAAGCTTTTGGCCGTGGTGATGATATAACTCACTTACATTGTTCTGAATATCTCTTTTATCCTAATTTTGGAATCTTAACCGGCGTTCAAGAAGCTATGAGAAATGGTGGATGGTGTGTTCTCGAATCTACCGCTAATGGTTCCGGGACTGAAGGGCATAAGTTCTGGGAAGAGAAAAACAATTTTAAAAAGCATTTCTACGGCTGGCAAGATGATCCTCAATATTGCAGCCCTGATAATACTCCATTCGAATTAGACCCATATGAGAAAGCTATTAAAGAATCCTTAAATCTTTCGTACGGGCAATTACGCTGGGCGCGGCAGAAAAAAGCAAGTATGATTAAGCAGTATGACTTTCCTCAAGAATACCCAGCAAACGAAGCCGAAGCTTTTCTCACAAGTGGAGCAAAAGTATTTCCATGGCCGGACATTAAAAGACAAGCTGATATTAAACGGCCATATAAATGGAAATGTAATTTAAAAAATATTGGTAATAAAATAACTATAGATACAAGTGATCCTCAAAGTAATCTTACAATCTGGCGAACTCCAAACGATGTTGGACGGGAGCAACTATATCTTATTACTGCTGATTTTGCAGAAGGTATTATTGGCGCTGATTTAACCAGTATGTCAGTATGGGATATTTATTCATGGGAACAGGTAGCTCACTGGCATGGATATAGAGAACCATCGGAAGCTGGTCAAATAATGTACGATTTAGGATGTTATTATAATTGGGCAACCTTGGCGCCCGAAACAAATATGCCTGGAAATGTAGCTTATGCTAAATTAAAAGCTTTAGGGTATCCTAAAATGTGGCAAGATTCAGATCAAAAGCCGTGGAAGACTACTCAAAAGACAAGGCCGCTAATAATTTCCGCAGCTCGTGTAGCTTTACAAGAAAGCACTGTTATAATAAATTCTCCTCAAACTATAGCTGAGATTAAAACATTTGTTAAAGCTAAAAACGGGAAACTTGAAGCAGATACTAATTGCCATGATGATTGTGTAATAGATCTTTCAATAGCTTGCTATATATTAAAAATGACTGCTTTTACTGATACTATGCTTGAAAAGGTTACTCGTAAGCCTTTACGCGAAATTCTAAAGTTAACAAATAGGAAAGTAAAGAAACGTAATAATCAAGTAGTTTAATGCTATAATAAAACCGAGGGATTATGGAAAAAATAAACGATTTAATTTTTGCTTTAGACCATGTAAAAAGATTTAATTATGAAGAGTATACTCCCCTTCAATTAAAAGTTGTTGATGATTTTCTTCAATATGCTAAAGAAATTCGCGATAAGAAAAAACCCGCAGTAAAATTAAATTCAGGGAATAAATCTAAAACTAAAAAATTAAAAGATAATATATTCTATTATAGCGAAACGGTAAAAACAATAAACGGGTACACTACAATACTCCGGCATCGTGCTAGTGACAATGAAAATCATTTTAATGGGAAAACAAAAAGGCAAGCAGAGAACAAAGCAATAAATTATATAAACGAGTAGAGGGATTATATGATCTGGAAATGTAATGTAAGTGAAGACATAATGACTTTAAAAGTAAGGGTTTTTATTCACCGGGAACGAAATGGTGAACTTGAAATTCTTCATAATGACGGAACAATTACAACCGATGAAACTGGCGGTACTGATGTAAAGCCTACTTTCTCTATTCCTAGAAGTTGTCTTAAAGATTTATTAGAGGGACTTGCTAACCTTGGCGTTAAACCAAAAGATGAAGGGCTTATAGTTGGAGAGCTTAAAGGAACAAAGTACCACCTTGAAGATCTTCGTGTTCTATTAAAACTAACTAAAAAAACAATACAATAAGTAAAAAATAAAACGGAGGGATCATGATAAAGCAAATAGCGTATGGAGAAGAAGGAAGACAGTATCTTAAAGCCGGAGTTGATAAATTAGCTAATGCTGTTAAAGTAACATTAGGACCGAAAGGTAAAACAGTTATTCTTAGTAGGCAGTATGGGTCACCCACAATTATAGATGATGGCGTTACGATAGCCCGGGAAATAGAACTTAAAGATCCATACGAAAATATGGGCGCCCAGCTTGTCCGAGAAGCTGCATCAAAAACAAACGATATAGCCGGTGACGGTACCACTACAGCGACAATCTTAACGCAGGCTATCTATGCGGAAGGAGTTAAGAATATCACAGCAGGAGCGAATCCTACGCACCTAAAGAAAGGAATAGACTATGCTGTCAAAGAAATAGTCAAAGAATTGAAACGTATGGCTAAAAAAGTCGATAA